CCACAGTGAAGGAAAACTCCGCAGTGCGGGTAATCCACCAGCGCTGCCCGCCGAGGGTCGTTTCCCAGCAGGCCGGTACATCGTGTGCCTCGCGGATGATCTCACAGGTTGCCATACATAACACCTCCTATTCTTCGGTCGTCACCTTACCACTCCTGCGCCTCGAAGTCTTCCAGCGCATTGCGGGCACGAAAAGAAATTGCCATGCGCTCGTCGGCTGCTTCTTCCTGACGCTTGCAGAGTTCGGAGTTTGGATCGTCGCCCTCCTCATATTCGTGCTGAAGGTGGCGGGCTGCCCTGTAAACCTCGTCTGCGCGTGTAGCTTCTGCGCGCAGCAGCTCATGGATAAATTCCAAAGTGTTGATGTTCATGTTCTATTCCTTTCTGCCCTCGTGACCTCCGGGGCGGGTATCAGTTCAGACTGCGTTAATCAGTGTACGGAAATGGAAGCACTGAATGTTGTAGCCGCCAGCACCAATCGTTTGGACCTTTGCTGTCCCGCGCGTACCGACGATGAAACCGTTTAGGTCCTGCTTGCTGCCAACGCTCAGACCGGATGCGTCGGTGATCTCACCGACAATGGCATTGGTACGCTCAATGATGAAGTCGTACTTCCGGTTGGCTTCTTCGTTCAGGTCCTTTGCGAGCTGCTGCATAGCAGCTTCAAGGGACCGTTCATTACTGTAGGGCCTCAGGTGCTCATACTCGCCTTCGCGCACCTTCTGTTCGCCCTTGCGGGGTTTTCCCCAGCGATCCGTATAGGTGAAGGTTTCATAGTAGCCCCGCACCTTGCAGCGAAAAGCGGCGTTCGCTTCGTCGTAGGCGGCTTTTGCGGCCTCGTACTCAGGGCTTCCGTATTCGGTATCGGAGAAGGTGCAATACAGGTCCCATACGTGCTGTTTTTCGTCGAAATAGGACGCAAGGCCATTTCCGTAGAATTCGGTGCAACGCTGCTTCCAGATTTCGAGGAATTCAAGAATCGCAGGAACATTCCGGCTGTTCGCCTTTTCCAAAGCGGCTTCCAGTTCGGCTTGATACTTTGCGAGGCCCTGCCGGGCTGCCTCCAAATCTTGCCGTGTCCAGATAAGGTCGCGCTCGTCGTAGAAATAGGGATTATTCTCCCAGTTAGATTCCTTGGCCCGCCAGATACGGGCCAGTTTCTTTTCCAGCTTGTCGATCTCCTTCTCCTTACCGGCGATCCGCTTCTGGATGAAATCAGTGCTTGCCATTTTCGTTGTCCTCCTCTCAAACATCCACACTGACACGGTGGTACGCCCAGAAACGACCGCCACGAACGAAAACCTTGTACCAGCTCGTAAACGCCTGCCCCGTGCAGTCGTAGGCAGACGGGTAATAGTGCCGGTATTCGTAGTCCTCGAAGTAGCTGACGGCCTCGTCCATCGTCTCGATGTATTCAGGCAGCGGCAGCAGCTCCGTATAGCCGTCGATGCCGTCATCCTGAATGATGCGGCGCTCAGAGACGGGACGGTGGAAGAACGCGCGCATTTCGCGCTTGAGGTCAGCGGCCTTCTGGCTCCTGCCGCTCTCATAAGCGATCTCAAGGATTTCGTAGGCGACCTTCAGGTCGGTGTAGCTGTTGATCTTGAACATTTTCGTTACCTCCATTCAGTCTTCAACGGAAAAGCAGGTGTGGCAGATTTCGCCGAGACAGTACAGGATTCCTTCAAGCTCAAGAATTTCGTAGGTTTCGGGGTCGCTGTACTGCATGATGGCCTGCGCCATGTTGCAGAGAATCGACGTGGTGATGTTCCGCAGCTTGCCTTTGGCGTCATACGGCATTTTCAGCAGCTTGTCGTAGGCTTTGCAGTCGCCCCGCGTAAACCACCCGTGCTTGATGCACAGCCCCCGCAGATCGTCCATGTCCATCCAGCGTGTTTCTTTGACCTTCATTCTCTTGTCCTCCTGTTGAGTTCAAATAATTGCTCCATGTGCTATTAGTATAGTGCAAACATTTGAACTTGTCAAGAGGATGGGAGCAAATATTTGAATTTATTTTTTTCTGCCGTCTCAGAAGGAAAAAAAAATAAGGCCCTCGGATGCTTTTGTAACATCCGAGGGCCATTTTCCCTATACGCGTGTGCATATGGCGCGCAAAGGCGCTATGACGTATATGTACGCCTTGCGCCCTTTATTTCAATAGGTATACTAGAAAATTATGTTACAATGTTACAAAGGCTGAAAAGCGCCCGATTTCAAGGCTTTCAGCCGTAACATTCGCGTGTAACATCATCGTTACAGTGTTACAGGCTTTTGTAACATTTTCAGCCGGTGTAACACCGCTTTTCAGCAGAATGTTACACCGGCGCAGCGAGTTATTTCATCCGCGCAATGAGGGCTTCGCCTGCGCCGCGAATGATAGCGGAAATGTCCACACCGGCAGCGTTGAGCAGGTTTTTAGAGGTGTCAGACATCTTAGCCATAGCGCCGTCAACAAGCAGCTTGCCCAACTCAGTAATTTCATCTTTGGTCAGCTTGCCGTCCGCGTGGGCTTTCTTCATGCCCTCCACCGTGGTCTGCTGAAGCTCAAGGACGGTCTGCTGGGCGGCGTGAATGACCTCATTGGTAGCCGTAGAGATGTTCTTCAGCTCCTCGCGCTTGGCGAGCTTGGTGGACAGCCACGCGCCCAGAACACCGATCAGGGTAATGAGCAGGGTTGCCGCGATCTGCACAAGGTTTTCGATGATAACGTTAGTCATGGTGATATTCTCCTTTTCGATATGTATTTACACCTTTTTGGTGTAATCCAGACTGATCCAGCCAGCGCCGGATTTGAGCTTGCCCCATTTGGTCGCGCCGGTGCCGTCCGCCTCCGCGACGATGGTATAGATGCCGGGGGCGATGAAGCCCTTGCGCCCGTAGTTGGTGCCGGGGCCGCTGCGGATGTTGAGGTCTGTGGCCGTCACCTTGACGGTGTAGTTGGTGGCGGTCTGATCGCTGCCGGTGGTGGGTGTGCTCGGGGTGGAGCTCCCGCCGCCGAGGCGCTTATTGATTTCCGCTGCGATGCTGCCGTGCCTGTCGTAGAGGTAGTCTCCGGGGCAGGCCTTGGCTGCGTAGTCGCGGTGAAC